TCAAGAAAATGAAAATAACACTTGACAAACAAGAAAACATCTAGTATAATATAAGACAGTTGGTCAGGAAATTCGCTGACCTGCTATAGCCAATGAGCAAAAAAACTATAAGGAGGTTTATTATGGCTTTAGATATCGATCGAATGAAGGCAAAGTTGAATGCTTTGCAAAACAAGGGTGGCTCCGCTAACTCTTTCTGGCGTCCTAACGATGGGGAGAACAATATTCGTATTGTGCCGACATCTGACGGGGATCCCTTTAAGGAGCGGTGGTTCCACTACAATGTGGCAAAGGGAGGTTTCCTGTGCCCTAAGAGGAACTTTGGTGAAGAGTGCTCGGTTTGTGACTTCGGGAACAAGCTGTGGAACGAAGGAACCGAAGAGAGCAAGAGCCAGGCAAAGGATTTGTTTGCAAAGCAACGATTCTTTTCACCAGTGCTTGTTCGAGGTGAGGAAGGCGAAGGTGTCAAGGTTTGGGGATACGGCAAGATGGCGTATCAGAAGCTTTTGAACATCGTCTTGGATCCGGATTACGGCGATATCACAGACGCCGATGACGGGAACGATCTCAAAATCCTGTACGGGAAGCAACCAGGAGCGAACTTCCCGACAACCGACATTCGGCCACGTCCACGGAAGTCTGTATTGTGTGATGACGATGCAGGTGGAGATGAGAGGTGTGCTGAATTGCTTGAGACGGTACCAGAGCTTGAGACTCTTTTCGAAAGAAAGTCGACAGACGATGTTAACTCCCTTTTGGAAGTCTACATGGATACCATCGACGGCAACAACGAAGTTGAAAAGTTCGGCAACAACACTACCAGTGATGTTGTCGGGAGTTCGTTTGAAGATCTTTCAAACAGCTAGTTTTGACTCCCCGCAGGGAGGCACGGGGTTACAGGTGTCTCAATTTTTTATCAAGGAGGGCGGCGCATGCCAAAGATAACAAAGATTAAAACAGGCAAGGTTTCGTTTGAACAAATGAAGGCACTTGTCAACAAGCGAGCTGGCTCGACTGTTGCGTATAATCTTAAAGAGGATAACCCAACACAAGTGAAAGAATGGATACCGACTGGCTCCCGCTGGCTGGACTCTATTACTTGCAAGGGAAAGCTGGCAGGTATACCTGTCGGAAAGATATCAGAAATCGCAGGACTCGAGTCAACCGGCAAGAGTTTCATGGCAGCACAGATTGCAGCCAATGCCCAGAAGATGGGTATTGATGTCGTTTATTTCGACTCAGAATCTGCCATTGATCCTGATTTTCTGGAACGCACAGGGTGTGATTTGGAAAGGCTCCTGTATACACAGGCACAGTCTGTTGAGTTTGTTCTTGAGACAATCGAGGACTTGCTGTCAACAGGTAACAAGCTTTTGTTCATATGGGATTCTCTGGCTTTGACGCCTTCGGTGTCTGATGTCGCAGGGGATTACAATCCAAATGCAGAGGTTGGCAAGAAGGCAAGAATCTTGTCTAAGGGTATGTCAAAGTTGGTGGTGCCAATTGCGAATGCAAATGCAACACTGCTGGTGCTTAATCAGTTGAAGACGAATATCACTCGTTCTCCTTCTGAGGCAATGACGACACCGTATATGACACCTGGCGGCAGAACTCTGCCATATTCATATTCATTGAGAATTTGGCTGACAGGGAGGAAGGCAAAGGCGTCATTTGTACTAGACGATAACAACTTCAGGATTGGCTCAGAGGTGAAAGCAAAGATCGAGAAATCGAGATTTGGTTCTTCTGGGAGAACTTGCAATTTCAAGATATTGTGGGGAGACACCGGAGATGTCGGAGTCCAGGACAAGGAAAGTTGGTTTGATGCTATTCAAGTGTCAGAGAACCTTCTTCAGTCTGGTGCTTGGTTCGCTCTGGTGCATGAAGACGGAACAGAAGAGAAGTTCCAAAGAAAAGGCTGGCTAGCCAAGCTATCCGATGAGAAATTCTGCAATAGGGTTTTGCAGATAATGGATGAAGATGTCATCAAGAGGTTCTCAGAAAGAACCGGCAAGGCATCTGATTTTTATGATACAGAAGAGACACCCGCCGAAGTCAAGGACGAGAAATAACCCGCTTGAGTCCTTGACTTCCACAGCCACTTCTGGTATAATAACCAGAAGTGGCTTTTTTATTTTAGGAGAAGAGAAAATGAGAGTAATGATAGTTGATGCGTTAAACCAGTTTTTGAGATCGTATATCGTGGATCCGAGTATGTCGATTCATGGCCAGCCAATCGGTGGCTCGAAAGGGTTCCTCAAGATTCTGAACAAACTCACAAGAGAAATCAAACCAGACAAGATAATCATCGTTTGGGATGGTGAAGGTGGCTCAAAGAAGAGGAAAGCTGTCAACAAGAATTACAAGGCAGGGAGAAAGCCAATCAGGCTCAACAGGGATGTTCGAAACATGTCTGAGCAGGAAGAGGCAGAGAACAAGTCTTGGCAACAGATACGAGTGTTGGAATACTTGAACTACACACCTGCTATTCAATTTCTAGAGCCATACGTGGAAGCAGACGATGTCATTGCAGCGATTGTTCAGCACCCCTCAATGCAGGAGTGGGAAAAGGTTATCGTGTCTTCTGACAAGGACTTCTTTCAGCTCCTTGACAACAAGACGGTGTTGTATCGTCCCACTCAAAAGCAAGTGCTGAACAAGAACAGAGTGCTTGAGGAATTCAAGATTCATCCAACGAACTTTGCGTTGGCCAGGGCATTGGTTGGTGATGCCAGCGATAACCTGGTAGGCATCAAGGGTGTTGGCTTGGGAACTGTGGCAAAACGTTTCCCATTTTTGGCAGAGGAGAAGACTTATCATCTCGAGGACTTGGTTGAGGACTGCTTGGAGCAAGAGAAGCCGCTTAAGGTGCATCATGCCATTGTCGAAGATCAAGAGCTGATAAAAGAGAATTACAAGCTCATGCAGCTGTACACTCCCCTCATCTCTGTGCAGACAAACACTCGAATCACAGAAATTCTGGAAGATTTTGAACCAGAGTTCAACAAAAGCGGTTTAAGAGCGGAAATGCACAGGGATGGAATTGGAGAAGTAGCACTGACAGACATATTCGCAGCATTTAACAGATTTGTTTCAGATTTCAAGAAATCCCTTGACTAATCGGCGCTCATGAGGTATAATAAGACATGAATTAAGGAAGAAAAATGAGTCAAGAGCGGGAAGATTTTTCGAAGTTTGGGAAGTCGTTTCAAGAGGGTTTATGTCAATTGATTTTGGCAGACCGCCCTTTTGCAGATCAGTTATTCGAGGTGTTTGATGTTAACTTTTTGGAACTCAAATATCTGAGGGTATTTGTCGGACTTATCGGCAATTATAGACAGAAATACAAAGTACACCCAACCCAGAAGATAATGCATTCAGTTATCAGGACGGAGTTGAAGCGGGAACCGGAGACAATCCAGGTTCGCATCAGGGACTATTTTGCCAGAACCATCAGCTCAGAGCTGGAGGTTGAGGGGGCAAAATACATTAAAGACATTTCTTTGGATTTCTGCAGAAAGCAGAAGTTGAAAGAGGCGATGATTCGTTCTGTGTCTCTTATCAAGAAGTCTTCTTTTGACGAAATAAGCAAAGTCATCAATGATGCTATCAAGCTTGGGAGTGACAACGACTTTGGATATGACTATCACATGGATTTTGAACGAAGGTTCGAAAAGAAGGAGAGAAATCCAGTCACAACAGGGTGGCAAGACATCGATCAATTGATCAAGGGCGGCTTGGGCAAAGGAGAGCTGGGTGTCTGTATTGCACCCACAGGAGCAGGCAAGAGCATGGCACTGGTGCACCTTGGGGCACAGGCACTCAAGGAAGGCAAGAATGTTGTGCACTACACCCTGGAGCTGGCAGATACAGTGGTTGCTAGTCGATATGACAGCTGCATCACTGGAATTGGCTTGTCTAACATGGTGCCCTTCAAGGAGAAGATTCTAGAAGAGATTCAGTCAATTGAGGGAAAACTGATTGTGAAGGAGTATCCGACAAGATCAGCATCTGTGGAAACTCTGAAAAACCACCTCGAAAAGATGAAGGTGAGAGACTTTTCACCCGATTTAATCATCGTTGATTACGGAGATCTCCTTCGTCCAATTTCTTCTGCAAAAGAAGAGAAAAGACATCAGCTGGAGACTATTTATGAAGAGCTTAGAGGAATAGCACAAATGCATGAATGTCCACTTTGGACTGCGTCGCAGACTAACAGAAGTGGATTAAACGCCGAAGTCATAACGATGGAAGCGATATCTGAAGCATTCAACAAATGCTTTGTGGCGGACTTTATTTTCACAGTTTCTAGAACGATAGAGGACAAGAATACCAACTCTGGGCGAATATTCATAGCCAAAAATAGAAATGGACCAGATGGGATAGTATATCCGATATTTATGGATACTAGTAACGTGAAAATCAAGGTTTTGCCACCAGCCGGTGAATCTGTGGACGATATCATACAGGGTGCTGCGAAGAAACAGCTCGCGAGATTAAAAGAGAAATACAAGGATTTTAAGGGAGAAAAATAAATGGAATTATCAAATCAAATACTGTCTGACATCACGGTGCACATGAAATATGCTCGGTTTTTGCCTGAAGAGAACAGGAGAGAAACTTGGCAGGAAATAGTCACTAGAAATATGCAAATGCATCTTCGAAGGTTCCCAGAACTCGAGTTGCAAATAAGGAAAGCATATAAGGCAGTGTATGATAGAAGGGTTCTTCCATCAATGAGATCTCTCCAGTTTGGTGGCAAGCCGATAGAGGTAAATCCAGCGAGGATATTCAACTGCAGCGCGGTTGCGATTGACGATCATCGAGCATTCAACGAAGTCATGTTTTTGCTTCTGTCTGGGTGTGGTGTTGGTATCTCGGTTCAAAAGCACCATGTTGAGAAGCTTCCGGAGATTCGCAAGCCTGTCTCTAATAGGACGATGCGATATCTTATCGCTGATTCCATTGAGGGCTGGGCTGATGCGATTAAGGTTCTGATGGAGTCATATCTTGGTAAGCGAGCTGCCCCCATTCGTTTTGATTTTCGTGCTATTCGAAACAAGGGAGAACGTCTCATCACTTCTGGCGGTACCGCACCAGGGCCACAGCCCCTCAAGGAGTGCCTCATGAAGATAAGAGGAGTCCTAGACGACAAAGAGGACGGAGAGATGCTCTCAACGATTGAGTGTCATGACATCATCTGCTATATTGCGGATGCCGTCCTGTCCGGTGGTATCCGCAGATCTGCTCTGATATCCATCTTTTCAGCTGATGATAACGAGATGTTGGCAGCCAAGTCAGGAGACTGGTGGGAATCAAACCCACAGCGAGGAAGAGCAAACAATTCAGCAATGCTCCTTCGGCACAGGGTGCAGCAAGACGATTTTCTTTCTTTGTGGGAGAGGATAGAGGCATCTGGATGCGGAGAGCCTGGATTCTTGTTTTCGAACGACAAGGAGAGGCTCACAAATCCATGTGCTGAAATCTCTCTTCGCTCTTGCCAAATGTGCAACTTGACAGAGGTGAATGTTAGTGATGTTGAAAACCAAGAGGACTTAAATGAAAGAGTCAGGAGTGCCACTTTCCTTGGAACACTGCAGGCTGCCTACACGGACTTTCATTATCTGCGATCGGTATGGTCGACAAACTGTGAGCGTGATGCCTTGTTGGGTGTCTCTATGACTGGCATAGCTTCTGGAAAGATAGAAGACTTGAACCTTGAAGAGTCAGCCGCCATAGCGAGGGAAGAAAACGAGAGGGTTGCGAAGATCATTGAAATTAACAAGGCATCTAGAGTGACGACTGTGAAGCCAAGTGGCACATCCTCAATAGTCTTGGGGACTAGCAGTGGCATCCATGCATGGCACAGCGAGTATTATATTCGCCGCCTTCGGGTTGGCAAGAATGAGGCAATATACAGGCATCTTGCGAAGAATCACCCAGACTTGGTGGAGGATGAGTATTTCAGCCCACACACCACAGCGGTGATATCAGTGCCTCAGAAGTCTCCAGAGGGAGCAATCACACGCGATGAGAGTTCTTTGCAATTGCTTCGAAGAGTTAAGAGATTGAACGAAGAGTGGGTTCATAATGGACACCGGAAGGGCCCGAACCATCACAACGTTTCTGCGACTATTTCTGTGAGGGATAGCGAGTGGACTGATGTCGGAGAGTGGATGTGGGAAAACAAGGAGTCTTATACAGGGCTCTCCGTGCTTCCTTATTCCGATCACAGCTATAAGCAGGCTCCATTTGAGGAGTGTTCGAAAGAGACATATGAGGCATTGCTCGAGACTCTGAAGAAGGTTGACTTGTCAAAAGTCCGAGAAGAAGAAGATAATACGGACTTATCGGGTGAAGTGGCTTGTGCTGGTGGCCAATGTGAGGTAAAATTCCTCTGACAGGGTAATTACAGTATGAAGAAATTATTTGAAAATTGGAACCGATGGGTGTTGAGTGAGGGTATGGACGATCTCGTCGATGGCAACAGGATTCACCTATATCACTATTCTAGGGCAGAGGAAGACACTATCTTGCTTGATCCGAAGAGATTCGAGTCTGGCAGAAACAGCTGGAGCATGAGGGAATACAAAATCTCACCCTTTCCCCGAGTGTTCTTTTATGCCGACCCCACCAAGACTGAAGCCGAGATAGCCCACGGGGCACCATACGAGACTTCAGTGTTGGCTTCTGACATCTACGACATGACGACAGATCCGGAAGGTGTCTTGAAGCGTTCGTCGTCGTACTCGAAATACTCAACGAGTGTGGACATCCACAAGAGCCTCAAAGCTCTTGCTGGCAAAGACAAGCCCCATTCCGGCTTCCCAGATCTTTTTACCCCAATCCGAGAAGAGGGTGCTAAGATTTACAAGGGAGTGTACTACAATATTAGAGAAGGATCTATTCCAGTGGTTGCCTGGTTTGAAGAAATAGAAGCGACTAGAAATGCGCAAAGCAAAGAAAGTGAGGAAATATGAAAATAGGACAAGTTGTGTTTAATGAATGGCACAGTATTCGAAGGTACGGCATTGTGATGTCTCTTCGGGAAAAAGATGAAGGCTTAACCGTGCCATGGACGTATGCAAAGGTGAAGTGGTTTGGCGATGAGGCATATTGTGGCGTCATCGAAAGCACCAACAAGCTGAGAAATAACGGTACTGACACTGGACTGCACGAATATCGTATTGACAAGCTCGTGCAGATTAGTCTTGAAAAGGAACTGAAGATTTTGTCAGATATCCATTACTTTCTGAGGGCAGAGTTATGATGAGCGAAGTGCTCAGCGTCTGGAGGAAGTTCTTGTCTGAATCTTCCCTTTCTCGCGTTCAACATCATATGGAAGAGCACGAGACAGCTGTGTTAACAGCATTTCGAGGGGACATCATGGACGACAGCAAGTGCACTGACACCGCTGATGTCGCATCGGAAAGCGACACCAATGCGATAAGGAACCGAGACTTGAAGGCTACCCTACTATCTTTGAAGTACGGAGTCACCAAGGCAAAGGGCTCATATATCGAAAACTTTGAAACCCCAGAAGCTTTCGAGGTTGTCGAGACTAGTCTGTTCGTCGTTAACCTTGGGAACCGTCCAAATTTCGAAGCTTCGATAACCCAGCTGGGCGAGAAGTATTGTCAAGACTCAGTTCTCATAATTCCTCGCGGCGGCAAGGGCGCATATCTTGTCGGCACAAACAACTCTAAATTTCCAGGCTATGGGAACAAGGTTGAAGTCGGTGAGAGAGACTTCGGAAGGGAAAGCGAGTTCATGACAAAGATTCGGAACCGTCCCTTCACGTTTGGGGAGGGCCTCGAGACATACAAGAAGCTCTCCAGGGGCGAAAGAATGGCAGTCAAAGCAATTGCCAAAAAAGTTCTAAAAAATCCTTGACATTTCAAAACCCATGTGTTATGATCTGAACATGAGTTTGAGAGAAAACAAAATATATTTTTTAAAAAAGAAAAAAAGTGCTTTACATTTCGAAAAGCATTTGCTATAATAGAATCATCTTTTAAACGAAAGGAATTTAAATGATTAAATCAACTTCCACTGAAGCTCCTTTGGAGCTTCTAGATAAAACCCGCCTAGGGCACGCAATTGCTAGTCACGGGTATTTTAACCCAAACGATGACTCCGACAAGAGGCAGTCTCGAATCTTTGACTACATCTTCCGTGTATTGATTGCCAAGCACGGATTTAAGGTAGAACTTAAGTGCAGTGTGAAGGACTTGACTAATCTAGCCCAAAATAAGGGCTGGCAGTCAGATATCTACAAGTATCTACAGCCGAGAGCAGACAGGGAGGGAGAGGGTTTGGAAACTTTGGTTGTGGAATTCTATGTCATGCTCAAACCAAGGCTAAGAATTCCAATCTGCTTGAAATACAAGGATACTATTTTTCCTTGTTCTGGAAACAGGCGGATGAAAACCCACTATATGGCTCTCCATGAAGAACTAGGCTTCGAACTAGCTACTGACGAATCTTTGTGTGATTATTTGGAAATCACCCCACCAGAAGGAATGTCAGAGAAGGAAGTTGTGAGCTTGGTAAGAAAAATATCCACCACCAGCAACGACGACACTATGGCACAAAGCCTTGCATACAGTCTTAAAGACAGGGAGCATGATCTGAGAGGGCAGTATGAACTTGAGTGGGAGTGTTCAGGTATAGACAAAGAGCAGTTCCGTGAAAAAGCGAGGGAATATTTTGAAGAACAAGGCTGGTATCCAACAGAAATAGTTTTGGGGGATCTTCTTAATAGGGTTCTTAAGGAAAAGAGAGGGCACCTTGTAGACAAACAGACACAAGACGAAACTGAAGCTATGTATGCGAATTTCTTTCCAACGGAAGAGTGGCTTTCGGATCCTTCTGCACACTACTATTGTTTCTCCTCCGGTTCCTCCCGCTTTGAGAAGCCATTTGTTCCATGTCTGGAAGCAGTACATTATTTCGAAGGCACAGACCTTCCAGAGACTCGGCCCACTTTGAACCTTCTTGTTACAAGGGCAAAGAAGATGACGAATGTTGAGTCAATTCAAAAAGATGAGAAT